CGGCACCGGCAGCCCCGGCGCACTCACCCGCGATCTGGTGGCCAAATACCGGGAACTGACGAGCGGCTCCGGGACGCCCTGGTCTCATACCGGCGGGAGTGGGACGACAAGTTGCAGACCTGGAAGCGGGAGCCAGTCCACGACTGGTCCTCCCACCCGGCGGACGCCTGGCGCGTGCGGGCCACGGCGTGGCAGGTCGCTGGGGGACCCGAGCAGCGACCGCGGCACTCCCGCACGTGGGAGAACCCGCTTGACGAGGGACGGCATCCGCGGCATTATCGGGATGACTTCAACCCCTGGGAGGCATGACCGTGTTCTCTGCTCCGAAACTTCCGAAGGCTCCGGCTCCTGGTGTTGTCCCCGGTACGGAGGCTCCTCCGAAGCCCGACGCGCAGAGCGAGCAGGCCAAGCAGGCCCTGGCGCAGCAGAAGCGTCGAGCCAACCGAGCCCGCGGCTTCCAGTCCACCATCGCTACCTCCCCCATGGGCGTGATGGGTGGGCCGATGGAGCAGTCCGGCATGGCGAAGTTGGGGGCCTCATAGCATGCCGCTCGGCAAGTACTTTGACGGTGAAGGCAAGAAGGTCATGCGGAAGATGAAGGCCCACTACGGCGACGACGAGGGCCAGCGGGTCTTCTACGCCACAGCCAACAAGCGCAAGAGCCTGGCTGGTGGATCGAAGCGGCGGATGCGCAGGAAGGGGGACTAGCATGGGTGCCAAGAAGCAGGGTAAGAAGGGCAAGAAGACCAAGAAGAAGAAGGGTTAGATCGAGTGGCTCGTTCGGTCGATGCCTACCTGGCTGAGTTCGAGGACCTGTCGGCTGAGCGCCGTCTGTGGGAACCCGTCTGGCAGGAGTTGGCCGAGTTCATCACCCCCCGCAAGTCCAACATCCTCATGAAGCGGTCCCCCGGCCAGCGGCAGACCGAGCGGCTCTTCGACTCGGTCGGCTTCGAGGCCAACGAGTTGCTGGCCTCCACGATGCAGGGCTCCCTCACGTCCTCGGCACTCCTCTGGTTCAACCTCTACATCGACGGGCTGAAGGCCGGGGAGGTGCCCAGCATCGACCAGTGGCTGGAGAGCAGCACGCGCAAGGCCCACCGGGCCGTGGCCTCCTCGAACCACAGCGCCGAGTCCCACGAGTACTACTCGGACCTGTCGGCCCTGGGCACGGGCGGGATCTTCGAGGACGAGTTGCCCCGCGGCCTCGGCAACCGCTTCCAGGGCCTACGCTTCCTCACGCTCACCCCGGGCTCGTACTCGATTGCCGAGAACAGCCTGGGCCTGGTGGACAAGGTCCACGTCGAGCACCTGATGACGGCCTACGCGGCCCACCAGGAATTCGGCAACCGGGTCGGACGCCAGGTGGCGGCGGCCCTCCAGCGGGAGCCCTCGCAGCGGTTCCCCTTCCTGCACATCGTGGGTCGGCGGGCCGGTGTCCCGGAGTGGGACTTCCAGGAGCGGCAGCCGCGGCCCTCGAAGATGCTGCCCTGGGAGTCCGCCTGGGTCGATGTCTCGGACAAGATCGTGGTGCGTGAGAGTGGCTTCCACGAGTTCCCCTACATGATCGCCCGATGGGCCAAGTCCTCTGGCGAGACCTGGGGCCGTGGCCCGGGCTACATCGCGCTGCCGGACATCAAGACCGTCAACAAGACGGTCGAGATGAAGTTGCGGGCCCTGGCCAAGATCGTGAACCCGCCCGTCAAGGTGCGGGACGGTGGGGTCATCGGCACCGTGGATCTGACGTCCTCGGGCATCACCTACGTCCGTGACATGGAAGCGGTGGACGTGATGAACCTCCGCATCGAGATCGAGAAGATCGAGATGGAGGAAGAGCGGCTCCGGTCCAAGGTCCGGCGGATCTTCTACTCCGACCAGTTGCAGTTGCAGGAAGGGCCGCAGATGACGGCCTACGAGGTCCAGGTCCGCTACGAGTTGATGCAGCGGGTCCTGGGGCCCACGTTGGGCCGCCTGGAGTCCGAGTACCTCAACCGGCTGGTCGTCCGCACCTTCTGGATCTTGTTCCGGGCGGGCGTGCTCGATCCAATGCCCCCGGAGTTGCTGGACTTCATCGAGCAGGGTGGGGGCCTGAGCATCCGCTATGAGGGCCCGCTGGCCCGAGCGCAGCGGCTGAGCGAGACGGTGGCCGACCAGCGACTGCTCCAGTACATCGTCCCGATCATCCAGATCGACCCCACGGTGGCCGACGTCATCAACGGGGACGAGATGGTGCGCGGTGTGGCGACCAACCTGGGCGTGCGGGCTGAGGTCATCCGGTCGGCTGAGGACGTCCACAGCATCCGCCAGCAGCGGGCCGAGGAGGCTGCCCGGCAGGCCCAGCAGCAGCAGGCCCTGATGATCGCTGAGGGGATGGGCAAGGCGGCCCCGGCCATCCGGGAGATCGGCCAGTCCATCCCACCGCGGAACACGATCCCGTCTGAGGCCACAGGAGTAGTCCCATAGGCTACACCCGCCGGCAGATCATCCGGCTCTACCACGACATGTTCGGGGGTGCTGGCCGAGTCGTCCTGGAAGACCTGCGGAAGCAGTACGTCTATCGGGACGTGTTCCACCGGGACCCCCTGGTCATGGCCGCCCGGGCCGCTGAACGAGACCTGATCGAACGCATCGGCTCCATCCTGAAGGTGGACCCCGAGGACGTTCCTGACACCCCGGCCTACCCGTCTGAGGGCAGAGAACCGGAGGACAAGGAGAGCGCATATGACGCTTGACACACAGCAGCAGCAGCAGACCGACGACTGGCAGAAGTCCGAGTCCCTGACCAAGTTCCGGGGCGACGACGGCACCCTGAAGACCGAGGACCTGGCCAAGTCCTACGTCCACCTGGAGAAGTCCATTGGTGGGCGGGTGCCCATCCCCGCGGCCGATGCCAAGCCCGAGGAGTGGGACGCCTTCTACGGCAAGATCGGCCGACCCGAGAAGGCCGAAGGCTACGACAAGTACCAGGCTCCCGAGGGGTTGCCCTGGGATGCCGACGTGGAGGGCCGCTTCTTCACGGTGGCCCACAAGCATGGCCTGACCAAGAACCAGGCCAAGGCCCTCCTGGAGTGGTACGGGTCCGAGGGCCAGGAGGGCATCACCCGAGCCGAGCAGGCCATCCAGGCCAACCGGCAGGGGGCGTGGGACACCCTGCGGAAGTCCTGGGGAGCCAACGCCGAGGCTCGCGTGGCCCTCGCACAGCAGGCGGTCGAGAAGGTGGGCGGCGAGGAGTTGAAGGCCGTCCTGGACGAGACGGGCCTGGGGGACCACCCGGCCTTCCTGAAGTTCGCCGAGCGTCTGGGGGCCCTGCTCCAGGAGGACGGTGAAATCAGCCCGGTCGTGGGTGCCGTGCAGCAGAAGCAGGCCCAGGACGAGATCAACCGGCTCATGGCCGACAAGGCCTACACCGACTCCGAGCACCCGGACCACGTGAAGGTGATCCAGCGCATCCGGGAGTTGAGCCCGGTCGCCTGGTCGTAGCCCTTCCCCGGTAACTTCCCCTTGACTTCCCCGGTGTAGCCGCTATGCTGGGGTCGTCAAGGGGGCCTCCCCGCAAGGATAAGGGGCCCTCCGAGGCCCCCACCAGGACAACCTCACGACGAGTGGCAGCATCATACTCTCGGGGAGGAGGTCCCCATGTCCCAGCAGATCGAGACGACCTTCGTCAAGCAGTACAACGCGACCATCGAGCGGCTCCTTCAGCAGCGCGGCAGCCGCTTCCTGGGCACCGTCCGCAAGGAGAGCCAGAACAGCGAAGAGCAGTTCTGGGACCAGGTCGGTGCCGTCGAGGCAGCCGAGGTCGTGGATCGCCACGGCAAGTCGCCCCAGGTGGACACGCCGCACACCCGGCGCCGCTGCACCATGCGTCCGTTCGATGTCGGCGACTTCCTGGACACCTTCGACAAGGTCCAGATGCTGATCGACCCGACCAGCACCTACGTCACCAACTTCGTGGACGCCCTCCAGCGGAAGCGTGACGACGTGATCATCGAGGCCTTCTTCGCCACGGCCTACACCGGCAAGGCGGGGACGGTCCAGGTGGCCTACGACACCAGCAACACGGTGGGCGAGGACTTCGGGGCCGCCAACTCGGGCATGACCATCGCCAAGTTGGTCAAGGTCCGGGAGATCCTCATGGCCTACGAGAACGAGCCGGGCATGGAGCCCTGGTACATCGCCCTGGCGGCCAAGCAGTACAGCGACCTGCTCGGCACCACGCAGGTCACGAGCGTGGACTACAACACCGTCCGGGCCCTGGTCCGGGGGGAGATCGACACGTTCCTCGGCTTCATGTTCAAGCACTCGGAGCGGCTGAGCAGCCACACGGGCGGCGACGGCAACGACGTCGTCCGGGAGTGCCCGGTCTGGGTCAAGTCGGGCCTGCTCCACGTGGCCGGCAAGGAGATCACCACGCGGGTGAGCGAGCGGGCGGACGCCAGGTACTCCTGGTACGCCTACGCCTGCGCGATGTTCGGGGCCACCCGGATGCAGGAGAAGAAGGTGGCGCAGATCGAGGCCGTCGAGGCTGTGGCCTAGTAGGACCGGGGGCCTGGTAACCCCAGGCCCCCACAACAACACCAAGGAGGATCGACCATGCCAGACTTCAGTGGGAGCCCTGCGAAGGCCCCGCTCTTCGACAGCGCCAAGGGTATCTCCGCGCCGGGCAGCCGGGCCAGCGGGGTGGACCTGGGCGGCAACATCAAGTTCTTCCGCCTCGGCGGCGACAAGGACGGGCCGTACACGCACGCCCTTGGAGCGGGGACGGGCGAGATCGACCTGGTCGCGCTGCCCGCGGGGCGCGTGATCATCCTGCCCGACCTGAGCCGGCTGGTGACCAGCCAGTTCGGGTCCTCGGCGACCATCAGCCTGGGCTACCGGGCCCACACCGACGAAGACGGCGAGGCCGTCACGGCTGTGGCCAACGCGCTGCACAACGCAGGCGCCGCGGGTTCGGGTGCCCTCGACACGGCACTCGGTGCCCCGGCGGACGGGATGCTGGAGTTGGTGTCCCAGAAGGGCATCGACATCTACGCCACCGTGGCGTCCGGCAACATCGAGAACGGTGACACCATCGACGGCTGGCTGGCCGTCGTGGTCCTGGACAAGTAAGCCAGGGCCAAGTAGGATTGAGGGGGGCCCTCTGGGGCTCCCCTCACCATTCTCACTAGGAGGAAGAACGTGGCTGCGTTCTCCGGTACGCCGGTCTCAACCCCGCAGTACGCAACCCAGATCGCTGGGTTGCTCCCGCACCCGAAGGGTCTGTGGGACGTCAAGGACTTCTACTGGCTCCACACCGCGACCCAAGGCGCCGGCACGGGGGAGATGAACCTGTGCGTCCTGCCCCCGGGTCGCATCCGGGTTCTGGTCGAGCGCAGCCGACTGCGTGTCACCTCTGGCTTCGATGCGGGGGCCTTGGTCAGCCTCGGGCTGCGGGCTCACGTCCTGAAGGGTGGGG